GGCCGCCAGCTCCCGCAGCTTGGCGTTCTCGACCTCGGCAAGCGTGGCGTCATCGAACGGCTCTACATCATCCGAGTCCTCAAACGCATCCTCGTCGTATCCTGTCTTGGTGCAGTCGCACGCCCATGCCTCGCCCTTGGAGCCACGGACAATCCATCTGTCGCCGCCCCACTTGGTCAGCACCAGCTCGACCACCACGTCATCCCACTCGTGGTCGCCGTCGTACTCGGAGCGAAGCATGCTCACCGTGTCTGCGATGTCAAGTGCGTTTCCTTCGCAGTCTTTCGGCTGCAAGCGCTCTACTTGCTCCCGCAGCCTTGCGTTCTCTGCTTCAAGAGCACTAATACTTCTTGCCATCTTCGCAATCTCATAGGCTTGCGCTTCATAGATTGGGTCGCTCACCAGTCCACCTCGATTCCAAGCTCGCGCATACGTTCTCTAAACTCCACCAACCAACAGTCGTTGACTTCTCCCTCGTAGGCTTCATAGAGGTCGCATACCAGCTCCTCAAGCCTCACTATCCGCTCAGCGTGCTCCGCTATACCCTCGCAGGTGTCGTACATGTGGTAGTGCACTCGCTCGTCGTGGGTCATTCGTCCACCTCGATTCCCAGCTTGCGCAGCTCATTCTTGACCGTATCAAACTCGCGTGCCGTCGCATCGTGAAATGCGTCCCATGTTCTTTGCAGCAACTCGCGCAGCTTGGCGTTCCCAGCCTCAAGCTCCTCTATGCGGTCCTCGCGCTCGGCAATCATGTCACATAGGTTGCGTCTGTTCGCACCATGGGTGTCGTAGTAGAGGGAGTCGGAGCGGCGTGCCTTCTCGGTCGGCGTCATTCCGTCACCAGCCTTACGCCATAGTCAAGCCCGAGCTTCTGGGCTGACCACCTTCCACCGATTGTCCGCTCGAAAAGCCCTAGGTTGAGCAGTCTGTTTACCTCCCTAGCGAACATGGGGTACTCCCTGCCATCGCCATCCTCCCACCAGAATATGCCGTTCGTCCTCCTTTGCTCGAAGCGCACAAACGCAAGCTCAAGCTCCACCTCCCTGAATGGCCTGTATGCGTAGAAGGATGGAACGACGTTCCCGTGAAGGTCGTGCTTGCTAGGCACGTATTCGCCGTCCTCGTAGATGGTGTCTATGTTGTCAAAGGTTATGTCGGAACCGTCACCATAGTTGTCCATGCTCCCAAACATGGATGCCCTGTAGTCCTTGTCGTTCCAGAACGGTGCATACGGCCTGTCCTTGTCCCATGCCATCAGCTTCTCCTTGCCATCCTGACTTTGTTCTTGAGCCTGTTCTTGCGACGGTTGTTCGACCTTGCGTAGTCGATGACAGTGCGCCTCGGGTACCACTGCACCATGCCTATTCACCCCTTACGTTGTACCTGTAGCCAAACTCGTCCCTGTGGGCCCTTGCGTATGAGATAATCGTCCCCGTTTCTATGCCTGTCTTTGCTGCCATCTCCTTGGCTGGCATGTTCTCCTTCCACATGCGGCGCAGCTCCTCTGCCTTCTTTGGAGTTATGACCCTTTTGTATCGTGGGCGCACGTTGTTCTCTATGCAGAATGCCCTTACCATGCCCTCTGGTATACCTGTGGACCTTGCCACAGTCTCCACCTTCTCGCCGCGCCTCACCCTAGCGGCTATGGCCCATCGCAGCAGCTCGTGGTACTTCCTGTCTCCGCTCATTCCTGTGCTCGCCCCGCCATGTGTCATGTCTCCTTACATCGTCAACAGTGCAAGAACGCATATCATCGCGGCGTATGCGCTTATAATCCAGTAGTCAGCGCCCCGCATACGATTTGCTGCCGCCAGCAAGACGTTGACTGCTACGATTGCGGCTATGGATTCCGTGTCACCCATCGTTCTGCCTCTCCCATATCGCCCTCATGACCCTGACCGTGGTGCCGGGGTACCAGTGCCTCTCTGCGTCAATCTGTGTCGGGGTCTTGCCCTGCTCCAACGCTTCGAGGACAAGTGCGTCCTCCCGTGTGCCTCCTCTGGGAACGGCCGTCTTGGCTGGCCTGTTTGGCCTCTCGGTCGGCTTTTCCTTCTTCGACGTTCGCCTTCGCCTCTCTGGCGGGTATGGCCCGAAGCTTGAGAAGCCCTGCGACAGACCTATTCTCTTTGCCCTCTTGTATATCGCGTGGCGGCTCCTGTCTGGCAGCACCTCGGGCCAGCCTTCCCAGCCGCCGCCGTGCCTAGGGTAGAATACTCTGAGGGCGTTGTCTTCCTCGTCAGACCAGTGAGTGGAGGGCCTACTCATGGTAGGCCCAATCGCTGCAGTCGCGCTCTGGGGCGCACACGTACACGTCACCCTCTGCGCCCACGTCTCGGTTCAACACGCATAGGCAGTACGTCTTGCCGCCTATCTTCACGTCTGCCATGTGCCCGCAGTTCCAGCACGCCCCTGTGGCAGGCTCGTCAGGCTCGGCTATAGGTTCCGCGTACCTCTGGATTGCCTCGGCCCTCATTATTCCACCTCCATAAGCTCAAGCTGGTACTCAAGCTCGCTGATTGCGCCCTTGTGCTCGGCGGCTTCGGTTATGGCAGTCATAGCCACCCAGTAGTCCGCGCTGCCTATGGCTGCGATTGCCCGTTCGTTTGCATCCTTGAGCCTCTTTTCATGGCTTCTGATGCTTGTGATGATTTCTGTGGTATCCATGCTTGTGCTCCCTTCTGTCTGGTCTGGGCCTTTCCATTCCCGCTGCAGATACTATAGCACAGTTTGTAGGGAGCGGCTACGAGAATTTCGACTATTTTCTTCGGTGGTCATCGCCGTCGAACGTGACGCCCTTGCAGGTCTCGAAGATTCTGCTCACCATGGCATCGGCTGTCTCTGCGTCACCGTTGACGGTACAACGCTCCCCCAGCTCGCCTAGGTCGTACTGTGACGTGAAGATGGTCGGCCTCGCGCCGTTGTAGCGGTCATCGACCAATCTGAAAAGCCTCTCGATTGCCCACTCGGTCGGCTTGCCCTTGCCTATGTCATCGAGCACGAGCAGGCTGCACCTCGAAGCCCTCTGGAACGCCTCCTCCTCTTGGTCACCCCATTGACCGCGCATCGACGCCAGCCAGTCGGGTACGCTCAGGAACCTTGCGGACACCCAGCCACCGCTCTGATGCTCCCTCACGTAGGCCTTGAGGATGCGGCATGCGGATGTGGTCTTTCCCGTTCCCTTCGGCCCTGTCATGTACAGGCCACCAGCGAAGTCAAGCTCCGCCAGACCGTCGCGGTCAGGTTGCACGCCATAGAATCGCTTGGGGACTCCCGTTCCGTGCCACGCCCTTATCAGGTCGTTCTGGGTGGCCCTGCGGTAGGCATCTTTGAGCGCCATGCGCTCTCCCTCGCACCCGCACTCCATGCTCTGGATGGTGCGCTCTGGGATGTTCCAAAGTGCGGGGATGATGACGGTCGGATACGGCTTGCCGCAGTACGGGCAGGTCTTAGCGGTAGTTGTAGTCACTGAGACGTCCCTTCTTCGTGCTTGATTCCGCTGCGTTAACCTCTGGCTTGTTCAGGTACTCATCGAAGTGGCTGGGGGCAAAGAGCGTCGATGGTTGCAGGTACTGCTCGAACTTCGTCCCCTTCCAGCGTGCCGTCATGTTGTCTATGACCTTCTTGAAGTCATCGATGGTGTAGTGCTCCTTGAAGCGTGCATCCATCAGCTCACGGGCCTTTTTGCCGAGGCGGTAGCTTCTTCCCGTCTTCTCGTTGAGGTAGGCCAAAATCTCCTTTAGTTGTTTAGTATCTGGTTTACCATCTGCGTTTATATCTGTATCTATATAGTCATTTGTTGGATTAGCGGAGTCCATTCCGTTATTTTGCGCAATGCATTCTTCCTGCTGGTTTGCTGCATTTCCGTAGAAGAATGCCGCCCCGCGCTCTGAGAGCGTGTACCAGAGTGAGCGGTCGCGCTTGTCCTCGCAGTACTGCCCAGTATCAACGAGTCCCGCATCTCTCAGCTTCCTGAGTGCGCCCGCTATCTGCCCGTCAGTTGCGTATGGAAACTGCTCGGCAAACGCATGGACGGAATTGTAGGTCCAATTTCGACCATCAATGAGGTTCCTCCCCGTTGCCCTGTTGTGGGTGACCCAGTGGCCTATGTTGTTGAAGATTGTGGCGGCGAGCACGCCGACTTCCTTTGCAACTTCCACGTTGAAGCTATGATTCATTTTGCTGCGCCCTCACTGAATCGTTTCTTCTTGTTCCTTCTGCTGCGGCAACTGCTTGTCGGCGCATATCAGCGTTTAGGCTTTCGAGAACTTTGATTGCCGTTCTTGCACAGAACATGGGCGATTTGGCTATTTCACTTCCAGAAAAGCGTATGGTCGGTATGGCATATGCTCCAAGGATGTCTTGGTCACGCCTGTTGTCATAATCTACTTGTTCTTTGCTTGAGTGATAGTCCCAGCCGTCGCATTCAACGACTAGCTGTGTAGTCCAGTCGCAAATCGGTGTCAGAGTTGGCATCTTCGGGTCAAAAATTGCATCGTACTTCTCTAGCAGGAAATCAACTCTGTAGTCCTTCCCTCTGGCATTTAGCGTTGCCTGAGTGCTCCAAAACCACGAGTCATCCTCACGAGATGGAAGGCTGACAAGCCCTAGCGCAAAGAGCTGTTCAATGGGACTATCACAGTCGTCAAGTGCCACCTTGACCCTTCTGTCGAGGTCTTCGTGCATATAGCTTATGTACTGTCTTACGTTGTCTGGAAGTGATTCGAATTCCTTGTCCACCGTGCCTCCAAATGCACTACGCCCCACGCGGATGGTAGCGGCATCCACGCAGGGCGTAATAGGTATGATAGCACATGTTCATCAAGGCCGCTACCCTCGATGTAATGAATTATAGCACATTCCCTCCACCGTCAACGGGAGAATCCCTGAGATAGTACCTAGCGAACCTCATGGGGTTCCCGAAACGGTCCCTGCCCTCGCACCATACGGTCTCGATGTTGTACCCGTGCTTGCGCAAGTTGAAGATGATGGCACCGAGTCGGGTGGCCCCGAAGTTCTGTATGGCCTCCATGCTGCTGATGCTCGCATTGGTCTGGAGCCATTGGAGCACCGCCTGTGTCTTGGTCATTTCCCTCTCCCTATATGTAGTTGATTCCGAACAGCTCGCGGAAGTCATCAGGTGACTTTCCGTTTCTCTTGCACCAGCGTCGCTCACAGTCCTCCTTGAAGAACTGGTCAAGCTCGTGGTCGAAGTGCACGCCGAAGTCGCTCATGTTGTGGTGATATGGGCAAAGTTCGACCCAGCATCCTTCATCATCAGCTATCGGCCTCCTGCCGTGTCCACCGTATATATGATGCCTTACAACGGTCGGATTATGGCAGATGAAGCAACCTTCGCCAGTCTGATAAAGACTAGGCTTCTTCATTCAAACCCTCTTTTCTCTTTCAATATCTTATACGTATGACCTCTATATACGATTCCGTCTCTCATAAACGACCTTGAGCTACCTTTGAGTCCAAGCGCTCTCATGAGCGCCTGCATCGATGGGTACACTTTCCCGTCATCGCGCATGACTGGAATCTTGTTCGCCTCGTGGGCAACGTCTGGACAATGCGACCTATCAACTCCGAGAACGAGACTCGCATGCCAGTTGTTTTCGCTCGCAGTACACCACTCAAGATTGCTTACGCGGTTGTTCTTCTTGTTGCCGTCTATGTGATTGATGTACGGTTTGTTGTCAGGGTTTGGAATGAATGCAAGCGCCACAAGCCTGTGAACTCTCAACGTTCTCGACTTGGCTTCCTTGGATAGCGTCACTTGATAGTAGCCATACCTGTTTTCGACGCATGGCTTTATTCGCTCTGGATATGTCCTGTATCCGACTGTTCCGAGTCTTGGGTTCGGTATCGCAACGTCCCTGCGCAAACTCTTGATTCTTCCGAGGTTGCTTACCTCGTAAAGTCCCTCGTAGCCATCTATCGGCTTCCAAACTTCCTTCATGGTCAGCTACCACCTAACCACTACGGCCCGTGCGTCTGGTGGTAGCAGACAACACGGGCCGTGAGTACACATTATAGGTTATTGCGGCTACCACCCGCAACGTTAATTATACTACCCTTCCCGAAGAACCTCAAACTTGTCCAGCAGCCAGTCACGCAGGATGTCGTTGACTAGATGGGTCTTGTTGATGTCGTTGATGCGGCAATAGATATCCAGCATGTCGTTTACGTCCTGCTTTATATCTGGCTGAAACATGCCGTCCTGTGCCCTGCGTCCATTGCGATAACCATGTTGCTTTGCCATAACGTTCTCCCTTACATTCCTGCCTGTGGGTTCGTCCATTCCCTGCTCAACTGCTCGTTGATGATTCTGATTTCTAGCTTTATGGCGTTGATTGCCTCGATGTTGGCCTTGTAGACGGCCTCGGCACAGTCGCGCTTGAACCTCAGCTCCGCAATCTCTGGGATGCCGTAGCATGTCTTATCGATGAGTCCTATCGGCATGTCTTGGGAACGTAACTTCAAGCACCATTCTCGAAGCTTGATTTTGTAAGCACGCTCGGCCTCAGCGTATGCCGTCCCGCTCTTGCGCAGCTCCTTGACGCTATAGTCGAGCTGCTTGGTCTTGGACTGTATCTCTGACCAGAGGTCGTAGTCAGCCATGCGTCACCTTGACCTTTCCGAACACCGACTCAACAACCCCTAGAAAGGGATATCGGTATCCTCATACACGTCCTGACGCTGATAGCCGTTCTGCGGCTGCTGAGGGGACGAATAAGCTCCGCTCTGCTGCTGGTCGGCATAGTTGCCCGGTTGCGGCTGCTGCGGCCCGTTTTGGGCCTTAGAACCGCTCATGAACTCAATCTCGTCCACGATGACCTCAATCTTGGAGCGCTTCTGGCCGTCACGCTCCCACTGAGACCAGCGAAGCTTGCCTTCGATGGTGCACTTCATCCCCTTGCAGAGGATTCGGCTCAGGCTCTCGGCACGCTTGCCGAAAACTACACAGTCGAAGAAATTGGGCACTTCAATCCATTCTCCCGAGCTTGGGTCACGCTTTCGGTCGTTAACCGCAATACCAAACGTCAGGATTTCCGTGCCGCCTTGGGTTGTTCTTAGCTCCCCGTCCCTTGTCAAATTGCCTGAGATAAATACCTTGTTAATCGACATTACTCTACCTCGTTAACTATTGAGTCTACGTATACGATTGTTTGTGTTACGCGAGCCTCGACCCAGACCCCCGCAAGGCGCTGTGCCTCCGTTCTCGTCACCCTTTCAAGATGGCCCACAAGCTCAAGCTCCTCGCCCTCAGAGACGAACCCTTCCAGCTTCTTCATCGCGGCGCTGTAGTCCGTGAGCCTGCAGTCGAATATGTCATACCTGCCGTTTGTCGGGTTGGTGACCTGTATAGCGAAGTCGAGAACCTGACCGCCCTTGCCGTTGTCACCTGCCTGAGCGTTGCGCTTGACCACGCCAAGCAGGTGGACGCTGTTGTTTTCCATTACTCCCCTTTCTGCCACACGAAGCATCGATGCCCCGTCGTGTCGTTCCAGATGCTCAGGCCCGTAATCTGCCCGTCCTCGATGCGAATCTTCTCGACGTGGAAGCGGTCGTAGCACTGCATCTTGCCGTTCTTGCCCTGCTGAATCTTGCCGCACTTGTCGGCATAGACGAAGATGCGCGGTGCTGTGTAAAGCGACCTGCCGATGCCCCAACGTGAGCAGCAGCGCTTTAGCCCATCGCTGGCGCGACCCTTCTCTGCCTCAACGTTTGACGGCGAGCCGACATCCTGCTTCGAGACCCACTGACCGCGCTCATCGCTCCAAATCGACACAGTGCAGAACAGCTCGCCGTTTATGCTTTCGTAGTTGCATTGCCAGTTCTCGGAACCGACTGTCTCGTCTAGGATGTCGCTGTCCGTGCGGCTCGTCTTGTAGAGCAGAAGCTCGACGCCAGCATTGGTCACGCGGCTTACCCTTACCTCGATTTCCTCGGCCTTCAACTCACGAAATTTCATATCCCTAGTACCCTTCTATCTGGGGAGTCCAAGACTCCCACGGCTGACGGCCCCTGCCGTCCTTTCTGCTGGTAATCCTGTGGTAGATTATACCAGTCCTACGACCTTCCTTGTACGGCTCAGCGACAACTGGCGCTCCGCCAGCGGTCCGCGAGAACTCCCACAGCTCGTTCCACTCGTCGGGGTCCACCCTGCCGTCCAGCTTGCATTGCACGCACGCTATGGTGCCGTAGTGCATAGCTATCACGTCGGCGGGAGAATGCGAGCCAGCCGAGCGCACGGTGACGTACCCGTATCCCTCTAGGTCTTTCGCCACCTTCCGCTCGAATGCTGCTCCCCTCGTGTAGTTGGTTGCCAATGAATCACCTCCTAACGCTCGCTGTCGGTCAGCGCGAACAGGTCGCGCGTCACCTTTGCGCAGTGGTCGGCCTTGGCCTTGCCAGCCACCATCTCAATGGCGTTGCCGTCTGCATCGACCATGTTGACATTCTTGACACTGAGGGTAACGCTCGCGGTCTTGCACCAGTTGCGGCCCGTGTCAGAAAGCTCGAAAGTCACGCGGCACTTGGTGCGCTTGATGACGATGGCGCGGAAGTGCGCGCTGCTGCGCTCGTCGTAGATGATATAGGTCTTGCCAGTCTCGAACTGCTTGGTCATCTCGTGCTCCCTAGAACGTGGGGTGTCCTGTCCTCCCCGTAGCTATACTATAGCATACTTTCATGCCGTTGATGGCGAGAATTACTAAAAAAGGCCCCGATTTCTCGGGGCCGTCCGTTCTATGCGGTGAGTGCCGCGTACTGCCCGCCCTGTACCGTCTGGGAGCCGAACTTGTCGCGAATCTCGTCCATCGTCAGCTCCCTGCGGGTCTTGCGCTTCCAGTCCTTGGGTGCCTTGTACCAGCGATGCTTCTTCGACGCCCAGCGCATGCCCATGCCCTTGAGGTCGCCCTTGTGCTCGCGCGTGTTGCCGCCGACCCAGAGCCAAGAGCCGCAAATTTCGATTTCGAGACCAGCCATGTTCACGAGCTTGGAGATGATGTCAGCGAACTCGCTGGTGACGTCATCGGGCATGTCCTGATTCCAGTCGGTGTAGGTGCCGCCGTCCTTCGAGTCGTGGATGTTGTAGTTGTGGGCCTTGAGATAGTCCCACTCGGCGTTGATGGCCTGCATCGCCTTGAGGTCACCGTTGGGGCGGTCGGGGTGCCAACGGAGACAAAGCTTGATGTACTGCTTCTTGGCTTCCTCGATGCTGGTCATGTGGTCGGCCTTGAAATACTTGAACCTCATGATGTGCTCCCTTCCGGGCAGGCCCCTGTGGCCCTCCCTCTTGATTAACTATAGGATAGCACATATCGCAGGTGATGCAAGCGGGATTTTTTGGAATTTCCGAAAATTCTTAGGCGTTGAAAAGCCCTTCGAGCGTACAGTCTCCGTTCCTCTTGTACCTCGCGTATATGGTCTTATATTCAAGCCCGAAAATCTCGCACCATTCCATGAGGGTCCTAGTGGAGTTGCCTATGGTCACGTCGATGTTGGTCCGCCTGTTCCTGCTCTGCTGCTTCTTGGTAGCCCACCTGCAATTCTCTGGGCAGTAGTTCCCGTCGTTGTCGATGCGGTCTAGGGTCAGGTCCTCGCTGTATCCTTTATCCATGGCCCAGTCGCAGAAGCTCTGGAAGTCGTTCCTCCACTCATTGCAGACCGTTATGCCTCTGCCTCCGTAGCGTTCCCATCTTGCGTTGTTCCTGTTGAAGCAACGGCCCTTCATGCCTTGCCACTCTTGATACAGACGGGTCTTGCTCATCCCATGCGTGTCCCTTGCGAGATTCGACTTGTCTTGCTCTCTTTTGAGGCACCCGCAAGATTGTATAGCTCCACTTTTGAGGGAGTCAGACCTCACTGATTTCACGGCTCCGCAGTCGCATTGGCACATCCAATATGTCTTGCCTTTTGTACCTCTGTCATCAATTCCTATGACGGTAAGCCTTCCGAATCTCTGTCCGGTAAGGTCTACGACGCTGTTCATTCTCTTCATTGTTCCTACTTCCTGTTGTTTACTGTAGGAACAATTATACCATACTACGAGTTTTCGAGATGCTTCTTCAGGATTGACCTATATCTGTCCACATGCTGCGTGGCGGCATCCCTGAGGAACGGCACGCCCGGTCTCGTCTTGCCGTTCCTCATCCTTACAGGCTCGTGAACGTACAAAGCGTATTCCACGTTGGTGCCGATGTAGGCGGCCTTCTCGTCGGGCGATATGGCGTGCGTGATGCTGTTCCTGAGCCTTCCGGTGTCGACGGGACAGAGCTTTTTCGCGTAGCCCTCGGCAACTAGTCCTATCTCTTCCAGCGCCGCCTCCAAAGCCGATGTGATGGCGCTTGCGACTTGCTCGGTGTTGTCGGCAACGACTATGACGTTATCAGCCATTACTCGTCATCCCCTATGTAGGCTGGTTCGTCGAAAAGAGCCATTGACTCATCATGGGTGGACGTGACGATGGTGCCGTCTACATAGTGTAGGTATACAGGGAGTCCGACCTTCCCGCTGAACCCCAGCAGGTACACGACCTCGCCGTTTGAGAGCGTTATTTCCTCCAAGCTTTCCGCTCCAACGGACTCGGCTTCGGCTTCGATGTCTTTAGGAATCATGCTTAGCCTCCGTCAGTATCTGCTCGCAGATGTCTAGGTCGAAGTCGTAGTTGCTCACCTTCAGGAGCTGCGGGCCGTCGGCTATCTGCGTTCCTCGTATGCTCGATTTGTATTTTACCCTCTTGAGATATTCCCGTATTCCATTCTCGTCATATGATTCGCCGCATTGAGGGTCGTACATCCTCAGACCCTCTGAGGTTCTTTCGATGGACACGATGTGGCCTGACGAGCTGCGACCCTTCCACCAGAACTCGATGGTGTAGCGAGACCCTTCCTCGATGGTCCCCTCACCCTCAAGCCATTTGACGTATCTCGCGTAGGTGGGTATGGGCCTGCCAGCGTAGTCCTCCTTGCCTTCCCCGTCATAGATGATGTAGTCAGGGTGCTTTCCTGTGGCGCGGTCAATCCACGCGAGATTGGTCTGCCTCGCAACCCTCGCGTTCGTTGAGCCTGTCGTGTTCGCGGTTGCCTGCACGTCGTATCCCCTGCGTCTCGCCTCGTTGGCAACCACGCAGGTCTGGCAGTTGATTCGATAGCCGTTCTGCTCTCTCTGCGCTTTCCTGTATGCCTTCTCAGCCTCCTCAAACCTCTTTTTGGCAGCTTTGTACTCGTCAGCGGTCACAACTCTATCGGAAGCTCCCCAGAACCCATTAGATACGGAGTTATACTCCGTTTTGGCCTGCAAATACTCGTCATATGCAACTGCTGCCATGTTGTAATTCGGGTTTCCCCTTAGCTCATTGGCCTCGTCAAACGTCATGGGACTTCCCCTCTTGACCCCTGCTAACGTCTCGGGGTTCCCGTCGTTTATGACTCCGCGCTTCCGCTCGTACTCTTTCATCCCCTTCCAGTCCTCGTATGTCATGCCTTTTGGAAGCCTGCTGAACCTGCCCTTGGCGCTTTCCTCGCCGTCCTCTGGGAACCACGCCACAAGAGTGCATCGACAGTTCCAGACCTCTGACGGGTCTGCCGTGGGGTCGGCTGGGAACTCAAGCTCGTTGCCGCTGGACGGCACCTTGAACTTCTGGCCCACTGGCACGTGCTGGCCGTCAAGCTCCCTGTGGCTGTGGCGTGTCCGCTCGTCAAGCGTCGCCAGCCATTCCTGCTCTAGGTCTATCCCGAGCCTCTTGGCCCTCTGATAGCTGTCCACGCGACCAGCGTTCTCGGCGCTCGTCATGGCAGTTCTGGCCGCACGAACGGCCATGTTCTGCCCCATATTCAAGACTCTTGCCATTCGCTTTGCCGTGTTTGGTATGGACTCGCCTTGAAGTATGCTCTGTGTCAGAGCCGCGTTGAACTTCTGGCGATTCCAGCGAACGTCCTTGGCTTCATCGAGGTTGAGCTTGCGCATGGTTACGAGAGGGGGGTTGACGATGCTCTTGTCCGTGGTGACTTCCTTTATGACCTGCCCGTCATCTGTCATCCCCATCAGCCTGCGCACCGTGGACTGGTCAACGAGGTCGAACGCGTGGGTGTTCCTTCCCAGATGCGACTCGATGCCATAGGCGGCGTAGTTGGCGTTCTCGGCATAGACCCTAGGCAGCTCGTCGTTAATCATGTCGGCTGCGAGCTGGTTGGTCCTCGTTGCGTCCCTTGCTAGCGTGTCGCACATGTCTGCTAGGTAGTCACGTCTTACGGATTGGGACTTTAGCCATTGCCTGTACTGCTCCTTGGTGGCCTCGCCAGACCTTACCGCGTCCTTCCAAGACTGGTTGGCGTACTCGTAGTCCTCAAGGTACGAATTGAGCTTGGTGCGCATCTCCATGGCGGCTTTGGAGTACTCCCGCGCGAGTCTCCGATGAAGCCTGTCAATCTGCTCGTCTGTCCATTCGTGCGCTTGGTCAGCCATAGCGTTACCTCCTGTATAATACTATAGCACACTATGGCATGGCGTTGCCCCACGCCGCCAAGAGGGCCTGTTGGTTTCGGGCTGTCAGGCTCAGCCAGCCCGTGTGGGCGGGTCGTTTACAGTCTACCAAAAGACGAGACGCACGAGACGTTGCTGGTAACAACGAATCGCGCGCCGCCGCCGGGTGCGGATACTCCACACGAACACGCATCAGAGTATAGCAAAGAGCCACCGCACGGAAGGTGATGCGGTGGTCCCTCGCCGGGTCAAGCGCCTCGAATCGAAAACGCTGTCTTCCCTCCCACTAGGCCCAACGGTTGCGACCCGTTGTCACGCAAAGCCAAGTGGTGCGATGCCGCTATTTTACCAGACCCCTCTTGCGCTTCCATTTGTCATGAGCGACGAACAGGCCATTGGAGATTGACTGGATGAGGTACGCCATCGTCTCTTCCCCAGCATCGTCCTCGCCCAGCAGCTCCATGTGCGCGACCGCCGCATGATATGCCTCATGCACGAGCAGGGAGAGTTCCGACGCCTCGTTTCCGATATAGGTCATCAGGACCAGAGCCTCGCCGTTTCGGTAGGTCATCTGCCCCTCGGCGTCGAAAAGCTCGGGCTTCTCGCCATACTCCTTCTTGTAGTACCTCTTGAAGCCCCTGCTGCTGTGGAACAGGCGCACCTTGGGCAACATAAGCCCCAGCTTGCTATTCGCCTTCAATCTCGCCTCCTATTCCCATAATCATACGGGCCATGTCATCGTCCTCCTTGCCCTCGATTGCCGCCTGAATCTCGTCGGGCGTCAGGTTCGGCAGCTTGCGCAGGATGGTCCGTTCGTCAAGCCACGCCGCCTCCTGAACGAGCATCTCGACGGTCTCCTTCTGGTTGGTGATTCTGTTGCGCTTGAATATCGGTACGTCCTCGATGCCCTGCAACTCAAGGAGCTGCACTATCGCGTCGCTAACCCAATGCTCGAAGTCCGCAGCGTTGTCCTCCATCGACTGGTACGCCATTTCGATGTGGTCGTTCGTGGCACTTGCCGAGACGGTGTGGACGTCAAGAACCCCGAAGTCCTCGTACATCCTCGCGCGAATGTCGTTTAGGAACGCCTGACGGGCCTGATATGGCACATCCTGCGTGTAGGGCGTGACCTTGCCGCCGCTCTGCGTGTCCGCATTGGCGATGTGGTTGAACTTGAGCCTGTCGAGGAACTTGGCTAGGTCATCGTCATCCATGCCCCCGTAGTTCTCCACTATCCAATAAATCTCGGCGCAGTCGTAGAGGTCGTTGGCGAAGCCTGACTGAATCAGGTCGTAGGCGTCGATGGCCTCGCGCATGCCCACGAGCGTTGACTGCTTGAGCCTGCTGGCGAACATGCGCACGATGGGAAACGCGCTGTAGTTGTCCTCATCGACGGAGAGCACGTCCCCCGCGTCGGTGTAGGAGTAGGTCACGCTGTAGGCGGTCTTTGGCTGGACCTCTTCGAACCGACCACTGGCGCTGGAATACTTGGTGTAGCCATCGACCTCGTACAGGACCGCATTGAGCGGCTTGTTCTGGTCGAGCTGCCAGAAGCGGATGCCAGCCCGCAGGCTACCGTCGTTCTCGTCCTCAAGGGGGACGAACTCTGTGGCGGTGAACTCGTAAACGCGGTCAAGGTTCCAGAACAGGTAGGAACGACCATGAATCAGGGCATGGTAGCCCGCCTCGCGCACGATATGGTCGAAGTGCGGCCCAAGACGCTCCTTTGTGGTGTCCTTCTTGCCCTTGGCCGCCTCCCACGGGTCAACGAACGAGACCCCGTTGCCTAGGCTGTACATGCAGCGTTGCGTGTTCAGGCGGTTGAACAGGTTTGACGCGATGCGCCTGTTGCTCGCCGTGTAGTCCTCCTTCTTCACGCCCTTGACGGTGAAGATGGTCCTCACGAGTCCTGTGATTGTCGGATTCAACTGTGCGTCGTAATCGTCTGCCAGAACGGCAGTCTTGTACATGTCGCTTTGCTTGTAGCTCCATATGGCCGACTCGACGAACTTGGTGGTGTCGTTGGCCTCTTCGAAGTCTTGAAAGGTGTAAGTCATGGGTGGCCTCCGTCCGTCGCGGAAGCTCCTTTATCCGCGCTCTTTCATCGGAGCCAAGTATAGCAAAAGAGGCCCCGTAGGTCCTCTGAGAGCCGTTCTGAGGCTCGTTTGCGTGTTGGTCGGGTAGTTTTATTCACCCTTGCGAATCGCGGCGATTTTCGGGCGCGTGATGGCCGAGAGTTTGAAAAAGTCCCCGCAGGACGCATCCCACGGGGACACCGCTCGGCCGAAGCCTTCGCGGGCAATCGCAACTGAGGAGTTGGCTAGGCTCCTCGCAAACCTGTTGTTTTCTGGGCAGTCAGGCTCTGCCAAGCCCCTAGCGGCCCACTGAGGACGCCTTGCGATGTCAAACACCCACGAAAGTTTGCTTGCGTCAGAGGCATCGTGGGTACTCGCCTAGAAAACGACCCCCGCTGGTTCGCTTCTTCGAGAGGCGTCGGGGGTACGATTTGCTGGTCGCGGATGAAGGACTCGAACCTCCGACCTCCGGGACATGAACCCGGCGAGCTACCAGACTGCTCCAATCCGCAAGGTGGCGGGGAAACGCCGCGAAACCCCGCCTTCCCGGGAGATGGCCTTTTACGTGGACTTGCCTAGGTCCCTTGCCATTTCTCGTAGGGGTTCAGTCCGGCCCTGACCCTACCGGGGGATGGCTCCCACACAGCCCGCATGCCGTCTACGTCGAGGCCACTGGCAACTGAGTGCCCCGCGACGCCAAGAGTCAATGCGCCTGCAAGTGCATTGTAGCACAAAAACAGGGGATGCTCCGCACGTGCGTCCACGAA